TGAAGAAAGCGAAGTATCTATTGAAGAAATATCAGAAAGTGGTGCAAATCTTTCTGTAGAAGATATTCAAGAAGTTGTTACTGATTTAATTAGCGATAGCAGTTTAGATGCATCTGAAATTTCTGCAGTGCTAGAAGCAATTGCTGAAGGCGGAGAAGTGTCTGCAGAGATTGCTACTGAAGTGTCTGAATCTTTATCAGAGGGTGGAATAACAGAGGCAGAAGCAGAGTTTATTACAGAAATGCTTTCTGCAGACGGGGAAATAACTACTGCTGAAGTTGTCAATTTATCAGAAGCATTAAGCGAAGATGGTAAGTTTACTTTAGTAGAAAAAGATTTAGTTGCAGATGTATTGGTCTCATCAGCAGAGGGAGCACCAGTAACTGCTGCAAACATAGAATCGGCGGGACTTGAATACAGAGATCTTCCCCCAACAATTCCAGTAGAGGTTAGAGAAGATGCCAATGGTAACCCAGTAGTAATTCAAGCAGAGATAGCTTCAGCGTTACTTGTGTTAGAAAGTCCAGCAGCCTTGGCAAACGCAATTGCCACTTGTTTTAATCCAGACGAGGCAATTGAGGGATTGACGGAAGAGCAAAAATGTGAGCTAGGAAAAGCATTGCTTAGCATGGGTGCCGATATGTCTGTTCCAGAACGTGAAAAAGCAGAAGATATCGTAGTTGTAACAATAATAGCTGGCCAGATAGTTCTTGGCACAGCATATAGAAGGAAGGTATAATAAGAATATGAAATCGCTAAAAAAATGGGGCCTTGCAGCCCTAAATGAAAACTTCACATTCCTAGGGTTTTTTGTAGCCTGGGTAGTACTTGAGGGCAGCGCAAAAACAGTAGTTGGGTATGTAACTATAGCCTCAGTAGCCCTATGGTTTATGACTATAGGAATTAGAGAGAGATCAGACAAAGAATAATAAATGCTATAATAGGGTTATGAAAAAATTAATCCCTATTGCTTTATCAGGCATACTAATGCTATCATTAAGCGGATGCGGCTATGACGGTCACTATCGTTATCCGTGTCAAGATCCTGTTAATTGGGAAAATGCAGAATGTAAACCACCCATCTGTACAGCTAACGGAGCATGTCCAGAAGATTTAGCATCGACAAAGGAAACAATAAATGGCTAAAGAAAGATTATCACCTCAAGATTTAGACGCAAGATTAAAGTTTATTTTAGGAATTACTTTAGGATCTATTTTATTTATAACTTCAACAGGTATTATGTATGCCTTAATATTTGTTACACAACCAATCACTGGACAATCTGAAAATGACAAGATGTTTTTTAATGTTCTTGGAAGCGTTGCAACATTTATTACAGGAACGCTTGCTGGTTTATTGATTGGATCATCTGGAGCTAAAGACGTAATGTCAGCACAATTAGCAAACAAAGAGATGGACGCTAAAAATACCGCAGCAGATAAAACACTTGAAGCAGAAATTGATGATGCTAAAGCACGTAGACTTGCTAAACCAGACGGAGCAATGCCAGAAGAACAACCAGTAGACACAGACTGGGTAAAGTAATGGCAGAACTAGGAACAGCAGAAAAACTTGTTGAGGTAGCACTTGCTGAAGTTGGATACATTGAGGGACCAAAAGACAATGAAACCAAGTACGGTAAGTATACAAAAGCGGACTTTCAGCCATGGTGCGGATCATTTGTTAACTGGTGTGCAAACGAAGCAGGAGTAAAAATTCCTAATACTGTTTACACTCCAGGAGGTGCAGCAGCATTTAAAAAAGCTGGGCAATGGATTGATACAGATGTTGCAGATCCAGAATCAGGGGATATTGCATATTTTGATTTTCCATCTGATGGGGTAGATAGAATATCTCACGTAGCAATTGTTGTAAAAGACAACGAAGACGGAACTGTTTGGTGCGTAGAGGGAAATACATCTGGAGACCCTAAAGGCAGCCAGCGCAATGGCGGGGAATGTTGTAAAAAACTTCGTGCTTATAAGAAAAATAAAAAAGGTATAATGGTTTCTATTGTAGGTTTTGGAAGACCTAAGTTTGGTGCATCTTCAAGTACAAAAACAGAAGCTCCTGCTAAAGCAAAAAAGTCAAAAACATGTTCATCATGTGGACAATCAATTAAGTAATAAAATCAGTTGACAATCTGTTTGCAACTGCTGTATAATTATGTATTAGGCTCAAGCCTTTAATAGATTAGGTAAAATGCAAATACAATATTTAGATAAAATTAAAGACATTAGCCCATCCTATTATCCATGGTTTTCATATCACGTTGAGCCCCTATTTGATTATCATAACCCATGGGAAGAAACAGAAGAAATAAACTATAAATTAAATAATGTTGGCTTGAGATGCGATGATTTTAATAAAATTAAAGATCCAGAATCCCACATAGTTTTTGCTGGCTGTGAGTTTACAATACCAATGGACGTTAAATATGAAGATGGGTGGGCCTATAAAATACACAATGAGTTTTATAAAGATAAATGTAATTTTATTAACATATCCTACCCTGGTGTAGATTCAGATAGACTTATTTACAATATTTTAAAATATATTAATTTATATGGAAAACCTTCAAAGCTTTTTATTTTGATGCCAGAACTAATAAGGGCATACGGGTGGTGGCCAGAAGCAAAAGGATTTAAGCCTAAAATGTATAGACAGCATTCTGGTGGCATAGAACACAATCTTATGGCAGAGCCTCACGACCTACCAGTACAACTTCTTGCATTAAAGTATATTCAATCAATTACCATTTTAAATCAATATTGCAAAGATACTGGAATAGATTTAACATGGACATCATGGGATTCTCAAACAAATGAGTTTTTAGAACAATATAATTTTAACGGATTTTTTAATATAAATTCACAAAAAGATTTTGATCAAAATTATATATATGAATCATTTAAGCAAAGAATAGGGGAAAAAATATGACAAAACATATTTGGGACTACTATCAAGAATTTTTTGATAAAATTGGTAAATCAAAAGAAAATATAATTCACGTACCTGGATTTATGACAAACGATGAAATAGATTTAGTAATGACCTATATAGATAAATACAAAGATGACCCAGAGTTTTCTGGTGGTAAAACATTAACTTTACATAAAATAAAAAATGAAAATGAAAAATTGTTTCAATTAATTATGGACTATGGAAACAAAGTTTTTTCATTAATGCAAAAAGAATATTGTGATAAATATAATATTAAGCTTCAATATATGCCATGGAATCCATTCCACATAGTTAAGTGGAAGCCAGAAATGTCCAGTGGCTTACACTCAGACTGCCAGTATCCAGACGGTACTCCATTGATGAAGTCAAATTATTATAAGTTAAACATTACTGCATTAATATATCCAAACGACAATTATGTTGGTGGAGAAATTGGCTGGCCAGATTATGAATTAGAAATCAAGCCAAAGGCTGGAGACCTAGTTGTATTTCCAGCAAACAATTACTATTTACATTATGTTAAAAATGTTGAATCAGGATTAAGATTTACAATGCCAACCTGGTATACGTTTGATGTCGGAGTAGAAATTCCAATTACAGAGTATATACCAGAAGCCTCTAAAAACCTATGGGTAAACGAAGGAGAAGACTCTTCACATTTGAGTCAATACTAATGAATCCAGACATAGAAAATAAAATTTTAGACAATATTTTAACTCAAGATCAAATTGATAGAATATATAAAGCCGTAGATCTTTGTCCAAAAGATAAAATTAAAAATGATAACCCATGGGGACAAACAGTTTTTTATATAAAAGAGTTTGATTCAAGACACGACGGCGCAGAAGATATATTTAATGCTATTGAGGACAGAGTTGAAGAGGCGTATGGTAAAAGAATGCCTATATTAGGAATACAATTTGCTAGGTATGATACATCTTCGCACATAATGCCAAACCTTGATTTTCACATAGACTCAGTATTTACAAAGCCCATGTTAACATTTGATATACAGGTTAAATCAACAATAGATTGGCCAATTATTGTAAATGAAAAAGAATACAGTCTTAAAGATAATCAAGCATTAACATTCTCTGGAACTCACCAAGTTCATTCTAGAAAAAAAGTAGAATTTTCTCCCAACGATGTGTGCGACATGATATTTTGTCACCTAGAGCATACAGACATGGAAGACATTGATAGAGAATTTAGAAAAAATATTATGGATTTAGTAAAAAAAGCAAGTAGAAAATAATGCTATATTTAAATGAGCTTGGAGTTGATGTATTTATTAAAAGATATAAGGATAATCTACAAGATTCGTTTTGGAATAATTATGATTTGGTGTTGTGGGAACAAGATATTTCTGGATATTACAATGTAAACGGAATGTATCATAAAGACAGCTGGGGTACACATAAAAAATTTATTGTAAACAAAAATGGATCATGGGGGTTGCCAAAAAAATATGTCAAGTATTTTAAATAGTATTGGAGTTGACGAAGAAGATTTAGACTGGTGGCATTTTTCTATATGCAGGGGGATGGACACTAATTTATTTTATGAAAAATATGAAATAGATGATAAAATTGCAAAAAATATTGATGAGGCATGTTTAGCGTGTCCTGTTATAAAAATGTGTTATAAAACTGGTGTTGAAAATAATGAGTATGGAGTCTGGGGTGGAGTTTATTTAAATTCTGGCTCTATAGATAAGCCAAGAAATATTCACAAAACCCCAGAAGTATGGAAAAGATTAAAGGCAAAAAATGTACATTGACAAAAACAAAAATCATTTTAAGCATGGAATAAATCAATGGACTGGTGAGCCAAATAAACCAGTTTTCTACACACCAGAAATGGCTAAAGCTTTAAGAGGAATATCTAAACCAGCAAACAACTTACAGATGGATGTAGTAAAATATCCAGAATTTTTAGCATTAAGATTGTATGAAGACAACTTTATACAATTTGAGGGTACTAAAAAAGAAATGGTCATAGACTATGTATCAAAAGTAAAAAAATTGATAGAGTCATATGGAGTAAGATGCGAGCTGGAAGGGGTACCCAGTGAAAGAGTATTACGATAGAGTATTAATCGTTTATATTCCAGAAGATAACATGTACGGAACTGTTGAAAAATTAGGCGCTTTTGCATCTAATGTTAAATATAAAAAAAATGAAGTAGAGCACGAAGAGCTATTCGGAAATGAGGAGTTTATTATAATGGATGAGATAGTTTTTACACACGTAGAAGAGGGGAAAAATGGATAAGGTTCTTTGCTATTCATGCAATAAAACAAAAAACAAGTTGAGTATGAAAAAGTCAACACTTGTTTCAATTAATTTACTAATGTGCGAATCTTGCATACTTTCTAAATTTGAGCCAAGATGGTTAATTATATTAACTGGGCGCCAACAGGGTGCAGAGGTGGTTAGGGAATTTGTTTTAAAAAAGAAGTATGTTGGAGAAGAAATTACAGCCTCTGAGTTATTAATTTAATATACATTTTGCGGTATAATATGATATATAATGAATCTGGATCTGAACTCTATAATTATTGCAATAAGTGCAGCGATATTGTCTGGCATGGGTACGGCAATTATTGCTGGACTGAATGAAAGCAAGAAAGAAAAAAATAGACAAATAGAGCGGGAACAAGACCATTTAAAAATAGAATTAAAAGATCTTAAAATAGAGCTTTATCAGTTAGAAAAAGAATTGACTGAATGGAAAGACAAATATTATATGACCCTGCAAGACCTTATTTTGGTTAAATCCGAACTTGAGAATGCCCTAAGAGAGCTCACTGACCTGGATTTTACAGAAAAAGAGGGCTAGCCCTTCGAATTTATAAATAGTATACTTATACTATGACAGCTGTAGTAGCTTTAATCCATGAAAACAAAGTCCTATTAGGGGGCGATGCCGCTGCGTCCGATGATAAAACAGGATTAATTTTTCAACGAGTAGATCCTAAAGTTTTTAAAGTTGGTCAATACGGTATAGGATTTGTAGATAGTTTTAGAATGGGTCAAATATTACAATATAACTGGACACCTCCAATTTATAAGCCTACGGCTGGCTACAAAAATTTAGATAAGTTTTTGCGTACTAAGTTTATAGAATCAATTAAAGAGGCATTTAAAGAACAAGGCTATGGTAATCAAACTGCAGGATCTACGGAAGACGGAGATGAAGGTGGAGTGTTTATCGTCACAGTTCAAGGCTCAGGTAGAATATTTGTAGTGGATACCGATTTTCATATTGGCGAAGCAGATGTTGCTTATATGGCAGAAGGCGCTGGACAAGAATTGGCTTTAGGGTCACTGTTTTCTACAACTGCTATCAAAACCCCTCGCAAACGTGTTAGGATGGCTTTAGAGGCTGCTGCTAAATTTAACATGTCAGTCAGGCCACCATTTACAATCATTGAGGTTTAGAGTATAATGAATTCTATGGACATTAATAATTTAAGACCAGAAAACAATAATATGTCAATGGATCTTAGAGGAACCCCAACTCACGTATGTCCATGTGGATGTTTTGTTTGGAATCTTAAAGTAGTGTTTGAAGATTTTGATATTTCAACATATTTTTTAGATATGGAATGTGCTAACTGCGGAAGCCTAGCAACCGCCCCTACACCAAAGGATAGACCAGAATGAGAAAGTCAGAAAGATTAAGATTGCTAGAAATGCAAATAATCAAACTAGAGTTTGAGATAGATCTATTAAACAACATGCTTGCAACCCTATTAGAGGCAAATAGCCTAGCCCAGCCACAATTAGACGCTGGAAAGTGGTACCAAAGAAGGCTAGACAAAAACTCTTGACATATATGCTACTAATTTAGTAGAATATGCATATGAATAAAAAACTAATAACTGCAATTACAGCGGTAGCAATAATGCTATCCACTACTTTTATTACTGTAGAAGCTAAGGCACAAACACAAGCACCTACAGTAGCTGTTTTAGATACAGCACTAGATACTTCTTTGCCAATTTTTAAAGATAAAATTGTTTACGAAGTATGTATTTTGGAATGGGCCTCATGTCCAAATGGTCAAAAGTTTATGGAAGGTGCAGGATCTTCTGTGCTGCCATCAAACATTATTTCTTCAAATGGTTTCGATCACGGAACACAGATGGCATCAGTTGCAGTAGCGACTAATCCAAATATTAAAATTGTTTTTATAAGAATAATTGGAAATACACCTTCTGGTGGTCGTCAGGTTACTGGTGAAACTGGTGTGTCTTTAGCATTAAAATGGGTATTAGATAACAAATCTCGTTTTAATATTCAAAGCGTTGCAATGTCTCAGGCAAATCATTCGATATTAACAAGCCTAACAGACTATTGTCCAGCAACACCAACACTACGTGGAGCAATATCTTCATTGGTTTCTTCAGGAACACCAGTATTCTTTGCAGCAGGAAATATGAGAGATCTTTCAAGGTTATCTTGGCCAGCATGTATTAATGATTCAATATCAATTGGAATGTCAGATCAGTATGATCAGATAGATAATTATTCTAATTTTGATAAAGATAGATTAGATTTCTATGCTCTTGGCAACATGAAAGTTGCGGTTCCAGGCGGATCTGTAAAGAATGCAACAGGCTCATCAATTTCAGCACAGGTTGCTGCTGCTACATGGGCTGGTATTAAATATTCAAACCCTAACCTAACTTATCAGCAAGTTTTGGATACATTAAATAATAACTCAAAGCCAATACGTGGTGCTAGGGGACAATATGGTAAACTTATTTCTAGTAATCCAAGCGTAATAGCGCCAAGTACGCCAACCGTGTCAAAACCAGTTACCCCCGCAACTAAAACCGCAGAACAGTTGGCTGCGGAAGCAAAAGCTGCTCTTGTAGTTCAAGCTAATAAAGCGGTTGCAGATGCTGAATTAGCGTATCAGGCAGAGATTAAATTAGCTGCAGATAAACTTGCTGCAATTAAATTAGAATGGGCTAAAAAAATAAATGGCTAATATGACAGTATTAGAATCAATTATTAAACAAATTGGCGAGGAGTTGTACCAGAAATGGTACAACGCCCTTGCTATTGAAGATAGAACAGAAGAAGCCTCAAAAGCAATGGCACAAAATGCTGGTGAGACTACATTTTGGGTAATTCAAACATTTATGACTAAATTTAATGAGGCAGCAGAAGAACTAAAGGATAAGTAAACATTGATAAAAGATAAAATATTAATAAATTCTGCTCCAAGAAGTGGAACTGCTTGGCTGCAATTTATTTTACATATCTATAATTTAGATTACCTTCATATTAATAAAATAAAATATGGCCCAAATATATACTCTCCATCATTTATTATAAGGTCACATATCCCAGTAACTTTATTGGCAAAATTTGATAATGTGGCCCAAACAACAATACTAAGAGACCCATTAGATTTAATGCCATCAATAATTACTAAATCTATGGCTGGACTGGGAAATAGCATAATAGGCGGAGTCCCACAACCACATGAGTATAATTATGTAAGCTTAGAGCGTTTGATTATTGAGCAGTTTCTAGTTTATAAAAATTATTCATATGGCATAGAAAAAAATATTAAAAATTTAAAGCCATTTACTTTTGAACAGGTAACTACAGATATAGAGTATGTAATTAAACATTTACTAAATATTAAAGCAGATAATAAAGATATTGACCGTTTAAAAGAGTCTGCTAAAGAAAAAATTTGGACACATAAAAAAGAAAATGAGTCATTTAATAACGCAGTGCCAGTTGATAAAAAACCAGATGTATACTACAAAGTAAAAGATATGCTTTTAAATAATACACAGTTTGATGAAATACAAAAAATATATGAGGATTCTAAAAGCTTAATTCTTGATGAACAAACCAAGTGGTGATAAGCATTGTCAAAAAAGCCAGTTAGACAATTTGATTTCGATAAAATAACAGATTTAGCCAATGATGAAATTGAAAGCTCTCATCACGTAGATCAGTTGCAGTTGTCTAAAACTAAAGTATACACAAATAGAGAAGAATATATAAAAACATTACCATTAAATTGTGATTATATGGAGCTTGGTGTTGCTTGGGGCTACTATTCAGATATTGTTGCTAATTTAAGAAAACCATCATCAATAGATTTAGTAGACTGGTATAACCAGGATTTAAAATGCTGGTCTTGGAGAAAATTCGGATCATGTCAATGTGAACCAAAACATGAATTATTATATACCCCCGAAACACATCAAGAATACATCACTAATAAATTTAGTGTATATAACAATGTTAATGTAATAAAAGGAAATGTTCCTCAAATACTTGAAAATATAAGTAAAAAATACGACTATATATATGTAGACATTACAAATGAAAGAAAAATTATTAGAGAGACTTTAAATAAACTAAAATATATGGTTAAGCCAGGTGGAATTATAGGCTTAAACGATTACTTAATATATGATGGTATAATTGAAGACGTGCCTTATGGAACGTATCAATCAGTAAACGAATTTTTATTTTTTAATAAAAATTGGAGCGTAGACGCAATAGCATTACATCCACTAGGCTTTTATGATATATATTTAAGGAGCGCAATTGAGTGACAACGGAGATGGTTTTCACATAACTGAAGAAACTATTTTAAATAGCTCAGGAGTTGTTGATGTTTTTTCTAATAGGTTTGATTTAACATTTTTTAATTCATTTCCGCCAGGCACAGAATGACCAAGAAAATTTACTCAACTTCCATTTAATACAGAAAATGGCGAAGACGACGGTCTTGTTTCCTACGAATATAATTTAGATTTTTTTAGATGCGATGATTTTACTACTTTTCATGAAGAAAAATATCATGTAGTTTTTGGAGGATGTTCTGAAACTGAAGGTGTTGGCGGGAATTTAAATGAGTTGTGGGCGTACAAACTATATTCAGAATTAAAAGAAAAATATGATATAGGAGGCTACTATTCATTAGCCAGATCTGGTAATGGCTGGCACAAGATAGCTTTAAGCTTAATAAATTATGTAGAAAAATATGGTAAACCAACTCATTTTTTTGTAATGCTTCCTAACATTGGAAGAAATTTTTATTGGGATAAAAAAAATCAAAGGTGGCAGTATACACAAAAATATGTAAAAAGAGAATATCCAAGGTTATTCACTCAGGGTAAGGATCCGAACAAGATACATAAACCAATCCCAGATGAAAATCTTTTTGATTTAGATGAGCACAAAAGGCAATACATTGAGTTTGCAGTTGGATGGAAAATGCTTATTGCTTATTGTAAATCAAATAATATTAAAATTTTATATTCTACTTGGTGGCACGATGAAAATAATAATTTATCTAAAATTGATCATCAAAGCAATGTGTTTATTCCTTTAAGCAAAAAAGATCAGATTGAATTTATAAACAGTGTCTACCCAGACATGAAAATTCCTAAAAAAATGTTAAATAAAAGAGATGGTCATTCTGGTAGTATTGTTCATGAATATTGGAAATCAGCTTTTATGAAAGAAATAGAGCAAAGAAGGCTATTTGATGCTTAAAAAAATTATAATTTTATATAGAAAAAGAAAAATTAAAAAAGAATTAAATAAACAAAAGAAATTTATTTATTAAGGAGACAGCATGAAATCATTTTATCAAGAAAATGTATTCAACGATATAGATTTTGGCTTAATTAAAAGCTATGTTTTTAAACACATAGAATCATCTAGTGATTTTAATTATACAAAAATTTATGGTAGGTACTGGAATACAATAGATTTTAATGATGACATAAACAATCTATTAATTAAAACTGCTAGATCTGGATTTGATGTTGATGATTTGGAAATAGTTTATACGCAGTGTGTTAAGTATCAAATAAAAGACGGGGTTACCCCATCACTTGGGAATCACATAGATGATTTTTATGCCACACATACACTTAATATAATTATAGACTCAACCCTAGACTGGCCATTGACGGTAGGAGAGGTAGATTTTCCAAGTTTAACCAACTCAGCAGTCTTTTTAAAAGGCGATGAAGATTTTCACAGTAGACCCAAGTATCCTTCCAAAAATGAAAATGATTATGTTATAGCTATTTTTGTTAACTTTGCACCAGCCAATAGCGAAATTATTAAAAAAAGTAATAGGTTTAAAAGCTTGCCAAAAGAGGTCAGAGAAGCTATGAGGTTGAAGATGACCCCAAACGATGTTAATCTATATTGACAATACCAGAATCATTATATATACTTAACTAGTGATCATAGATAATAATAATTTTGAAGAGTCTATAAAGGCTCATAAAGTTATTCTAATAGATTTCTGGGCAGAATGGTGTAGACCATGCAAAATGTTTTCACCTATTTTAGATGAAATATCAAAAGAGTATTCTATATGGATAGGTAAAATTAATGTAGATGAAAATAAAGAAAAATCTTTAGAGTACAATATTGTATCCTTACCAACTACAATTGTTTTTGAAAATGGCAAAGAGGTTAAAAGAATTTTAGGGGCAAAAGCTAAACATATGATGATAAAGGAACTGGATCAATGGATTTAGAATTTGAAATTTGGTTTAAAAATGGTGTTGACCGTGGTTGGATTTCTGAAGTTTTTTGCGGTACACATGATGCCCCACCAATGGACGATGAAGAAATGCAGGAATGGGAAGACGGCGGAGACCCATGTTCATTTCATGTTAAAGTAAATGAGTTGTATTAAAGCGACATTTTACTGAGTAAAACGTTTAACATAGTGTGAACATGTCACAGATTTCTGTCTCGTTAAGAGGCAGATTAACATAAGGAGAAATAAAAAGAATGAACTCATTCAAGAAAGTATCGCTAATCATCGCTGCAGCCCTGACTAGCACAATGCTTGTAACGCCAGCAGCTAACGCTAACGCTGGAACTGTCACATTAACAGTGGCAGGATCTGCAGCAACGGGTGGAACGGTAGTAACAACTCCCGTGTCACTACCAGTGCCAGCAGATAACAGCATCGACGCAGCAGATGCGTTGAAAATTGCAGTTACTGGTGTAGACACTGGAACTGTAGTAACAGCAGTTGC